GAGGTCGCCGAGATATTTAATGGAATTGTGCGTCACATCGAGTACATCTCGGACGCAGATGTTGCCTATGACACCGCTTGCGAGAACCAAGTTAGTTACGGTGAAGGTTACATCCGGATTCTGACCGAATATTGTGATGAGAACTCGTTTGATCAGGATTTGAAGATCGGGCGGGTGCGTAATTCGTTTTCGGTTTATATGGATCCGCTGATTCAAGACCCTTGCGGTGCGGATGCGAAGTGGTGCTTTATCACTGAGGATTTGAGCCAAGAGGAGTATCACCGGCAGTTTCCGAATGCCTCGCCCGTATCTACATTGGAGACACTAGGTGTTGGGGATCAGAATCTGAGCCAGTGGCTCAATACCAATACGATTCGGATTGCCGAATACTTTTACATTGAGTATGACCGCGCCACATTGAACCTTTATCCTGGCAATGTGACGGCATTTCAGGGCACGCCTGAAGATAAGCAGTTGCGTGCTCTGTATGGCAACCCCAAGCGATCGCGCCAGGCCGACCGTAAGCGGGTGAAGTGGTGCAAAATTAACGGCTACGAGATTCTTGAGGAGTCTGACTGGGCTGGGCAGCACATTCCGGTTGTGCGGGTGATTGGCAATGAATTTGAGGTTGAGGGCAGGATTTATCTGTCTGGCCTGGTGCGTAATGCCAAAGACGCCCAACGGATGTACAACTATTGGGTAAGCCAAGAAGCGGAGATGCTGGCGCTGGCGCCCAAGGCACCGTTTATTGGGTATGGCGGCCAGTTTGAGGGTTATGAGACTCAGTGGAAAACGGCCAATACGCAGAACTGGCCGTATTTGGAAGTTAATCCTGATGTGACGGACGGCTCGGGTTCGATACTGCCATTGCCGCAGCGTGCCCAGCCTCCGATGGCATCAAGTGGGTTGTTGCAGGCCAAAGCCGGTGCATCTGAGGATTTGAAGGCCGCGACGGGTCAATATAACGCCAGTCTGGGCATGACCAGTAATGAGCGATCGGGCAAGGCGATTTTGGCTCGCCAGCGCGAGGGTGATGTTGGGACGTACCACTATCAGGATAACTTGGCGCGTGCGGTGCGTTATGTGGTGCGTCAATTGGTTGATTTGATCCCCAAGATTTACGACACGCAGCGCATTGCGCGAATTATTGGGTTGGATGGCGAGACCAAGATGGTCAAGATTGATCCAATGCAAGAGCAGCCAGTCAAGAAGATCATGGATCAGACCGGCGTTGTGGTTGAGAAAATTTACAACCCCGGTGTTGGCAAGTACGACGTTGTGGTGGCGACTGGCCCAGGCTATGCGACCAAGCGGCAGGAAGCCTTGGAAGCAATGGCGCAGTTGCTACAAGGCAATCCGCAGCTTTGGACGGTGGCGGGCGATCTGTTTGTTAAGAACATGGATTGGCCTGGGGCGCAGGAGATGGCAAAGCGGTTTGCCAAGACGATTGATCCTAAGTTGCTTGAGGATGGCGACGATAACCCGGCGTTGCAGGCCGCGCAGCAGCAGATGCAGGCGATGGGTCAGGAAATGGAGCAGATGCACCAGATGCTTCAAAACGTGGGCAAGTCCATTGAGATGCAAGAGCAAGAGCGCAAGGACTTTGAGGCCAACATTAAGGCATACCAGGCAGAAACTCAGCGGATTAGCGCGGTGCAGGCCGGTATGACTGAGGAACAGATTCAAGATGTGGTGATGGGCACCCTGCACGGGATGATCACCTCGGGTGATCTGGTTGGTGAGATGCCTGGGCGGGAGCCTATTGAGATGATGCCGGAGTCTGCTGAATACGCTCAACCCCAACAGGGAATGCAATGAAAGCCGCTGATTTTGTTGGAATGTTGTTCCTAGCCCGTGATGTGGCGCATTCGGTGCATTTGAATACGCGCAGTTACAGCAAGCACAAGGCGCTTGGTCATTTCTACGAATTAATCATTGAAGCGGCAGATGACTTTGCCGAGGCGTATCAGGGCCGTTATGGTCTAATTGGGCCAATTAACTTGATGGGCGCCAAGAAAACGTCCAATATCATCCAATTTCTGGAAGATCAATTAAAAGAAATTGAAGATGCGCGGTATGATATCTGTGAAAAAACAGATACGCCTTTGCAGCAGTTAATTGACAATGTGGTTGAAATCTATCTGCGTGCGTTGTATCGGTTAAGGTTTTTGGCGTAAATTACGAGTAAATCATGGAACTTCTAAACGTCTGTGCAGACACTAATTTCCCGTCACAAACGGCGTCTTACTCTGGTACGGCAGGCTCAACGACTGGATGGAATGCTGGCCCGCAGGGTGTACTGGTTTGGTCGGATTCGGCTGCTTATATCGCGGTGGGTGAGGGTGTGACGGCTACAACGTCATCTACGCCATTGCCAGCCAATACGCCAGTGCCGTTTCGGGTGCCACCGGGAACGGGCGCGGTCTGGCGGGTAAGTGCAATTCAATTGAGTTCTAGCGGCACGGTTTACGCAAAGCCGATGAACATTCGATGAGTTACGGTGCGGGCGTTAATAATGGTATTGGGGTCAATATCATTTGTGTGCCGTCTTTTAAGGCGGGGCCAGCGACCGCACCTGGGCCTGTTGTTGAATCAATCCTTTTGATGGAAACCGGCGACTGGATTTTGATGGAAACTGGCGACGCTATTCTTTTGGAATCATAAATGGCTAATACCAAAATATCAGCATTGCCAGCAGCAACTACGCCGCTGGCGGGAACGGAAGTTCTGCCGATTGTTCAGAGCGGCTCAACTGTTAAAGTTGCGGCATCTAACATCTTTCAGCTAACAACCACCGGCAACAGCGGCGCGGCGACTTGGACGGGTGGCACTCTTAATGTGCCGCAGTATGGTTCTGGATCGGTTGCTACCGTTTCGGTTGTCTCGGCTAATGGTTTGGCCGGGACTGTAGCGAATGCCACCACAACGCCAGCGATTACGTTGAGCACTAGCGTAACCGGGGTTTTAAAAGGTGATGGCACTAGCATTTCGCAAGCACTGGCTGGAACGGATTACATTAGCCCGCCATTGGGAACTTCGATTCTCAAAGCCAATAGTGGCGGCGCTTTGTCTAATGCAACTGCCGGAACAGACTATCAGGCACCCATTACGTTGACCACGACGGGCACAAGCGGTGCGGCGACGTTTGTGAGCAATACGCTTAACATTCCGCAATATTCGGCTGGAGGCGGTGGTGTTACCAAAGCCCAGGCGATTGCATACTCAATGTTCTGGTAAGGATTAAAAAATGGCTGCACCTAATCTATTAAACCCAACGACCGCAACGGGCACCGTTGTTGGGTTGGCTTTGACCACTAGCGCACAAACCCTGATTAACAATGCAGCGTCAAGCGGCACGGTGGTGCGAATCAATGCGTTAAACGTGGCAAACGTCAACGGCACTGCTGCTGCGGATGTGACGGTTAACTTGGTGCGCTCGGTGACCAACACCGGCACTTATCGATTGGCGTTTACGGTTGCGGTGCCAAACGATGCTTCGCTGATTGTGGTGGGTAAGGATAACTTTATCTATCTGCAAGAAGGCGATTCAATTACGGCATTGGCAAGTGCCAATTCGTATCTTGAGGCAGTCGCCAGTTACGATGTGATTTCGTAATGACTTTTAAGCGACCAGACGGGGTTATTGGGCCAGACACGCTGGCAACCACTTCGGTTGCAGTAGGAGTCTGGACGCCGCAGGATCAGCAACAAAACCAAGGTGCTGGAACCTGGCCGGTTGTGACGGCAGGCACGCCAACAAGCGTGCAAAACATCAACATTACGGTTGGTGGATCAGGTTATGACTCTGCATCGCCGCCAACAGTTACGGTTGCGCCACCACCTAGCGGCACCACGGCTACGGCTGTTGCCACGGTTGTTGATGGGGCTGTTGTTGGTATTGACGTAACCAGCGGTGGTTCTGGCTATATTACGCCGCCCGTAATTACGATTGCAGCACCGACAAGCGGCACGACGGCAGAAGCGGCAGCCCAACTAAAAAATCCAAGCCCACCGTCAATTGTCGCTACTGGCGGCACAGAAACCACCGTCGGTGGGTACAAGATTCACACATTTACTAGCAGCGGTACGTTTAACGTCACTTCGGCGCCTTCTGGGGCATCTGTTGACGCATTGGTTTGCGCTGGCGGTGGTGGGGGTGGCGGTTCATTTAATGCATTACAAACCGCTGGCGGTGGTGGTGGTGCCGGCGGGGTTGCTTATTCCACGGCAATTGGGATTACTGTCCAAGCATACACAATTACGGTAGGCACCGGCGGCGCTGGTCAAACAACCGCATCATCTAGTGTTGCGGCAAACGGCACTAATTCCTCTGGAATGGGATTAACCGCAATTGGCGGTGGTGCAGCAGGTAGAACAAACACCAATAGCCCAGGTGCTGTTGCAGGACAAACCGGCGGTTCTGGCGGCGGTGGATCGGCTGGTAATACCGCCCATGCGCCAGGTGAAAACGCCGGTTCTGGGACTGCGGGACAAGGCGCTTCAGGTGGCGGGGGCACGCCACGAGGATCAAGCACTCTTAACACTGCTGGTGGCGGTGGCGGTGCTGGTGCCGCTGGTGCTGCTGGAACTGTTTATAACTACCCAGGCGGTTCTGGAGCATTTCCTCGCGGAATCTCTGGCAACGGCGGTAATGGGCGGCAATTGTCTATTAGCGGCTCCGCTGTTACTTATGGCGGCGGTGGCGGCGGTGGTATAGCGGGGATTGCTACACTTTATCCAACAACCGCCGGAACTGGCGGCACTGGCGGTGGCGGCAACGGAGGCATGGCAACTAATGGAGCTTCTGGCGGCGCTAATACTGGTGGCGGCGGCGGTGGTGCCGGTTTCAATGGCAATACATCTACCAATTTTAGTGGTGGAACCGGCGGCAGCGGCGTTGTAATTATTAGATATCCGGTGTAAATATGCGTGGAAACGGCGAGCGAATTGGCCCACAAAACCTTCCAACTTCAAGTATTGCTGGAGGTATTTGGAACCTGCTAAACCAGCAACGCGCCCAGCAGCGCGGTGCCTGGCCTAGTGCTACGCCTGCCGTTGTGACCGATCCCTACTTTATGTATGTGCCACTACTGCTGAACACTACCAGCACCAACGCGCAGCAGAACAATACATTCCTAGACTCATCTACCAATAACTTTACAATCACCCGCAACGGCACACCCACGCAGGGAGCGTTTACGCCGTATCAGCCTAGTGGGTATTGGAGTGGGTATTTTGGGGGGTCTAGTGATTACTTAACCACGCCAAATTCATCTGGCGGCGCTCTTGAACTGGCGCAACAAACTGTTTTTACGGTTGAGTGCTGGGTTTATCCAACTTCATATAATTCAAGCCAAGCAACAATTGCTGGGACAAGAAACAATCTTTCTGGCGGTTGGGAGTTAAGGCTTAACACTTCTGGAACCGCTCAGTTTTATAAAACTGGTGTTGCGACAGCCATCACAAGTACCGCAACCGTTCCCCTAAATCAATGGACTTATATAGCAGTAACCCAAAATGGGTCTGCAATGTCTTTGTATGTCAACTCAACTTCTGCGTCTAATAGCACTGGCACCACCGGAAGTGTTGGCACTGGCTCTTTAGGTATAGGATCAGACGGCGTTTCTACCGACGCATTTGCTGGGTACATTTCAAACCTTAGAATTTCAAACGTAGTCAGAACAATTTCTGTTCCTACAGCCCCGTTAAGTTCTGATGCAAACACTGTATTGATGTGCTTGCAAAGCAATAGGTTTATTGACAATTCTTCTAGTGCTAGGGTTTTAACAGCCAACGGCACCCCCAAAGTCCAAGCCTTCCAACCCTTCTCCCCGGCGGCATCGTACAGTGCTGCGACGTATGGGGGGAGTGGGTATTTTAATGGGAGTACGGATTATTTAAATACTCCAAGTAGTGCATCATTATCTTTTGGCACCAGTAGTTTTACAATGGAGATGTGGGTATATTCTGGCGCAAATGGAACGGGGACTAGGCTAGGTGGAAACGGAACAGGCGGGTCATGGTCGGCTAACAATTGGGTTATTGCAACTTCTACACCAGGAAATGTTAATAAATTTTGCTTAGGCGTTAATAATACATCTTCAGATTTATTGGCTTCTACAAGCACTTTTAATAATAACCAATGGATGCACGTTGCAATTACAAGATCAGGAAGCTCTTGGGCTTTATTTGTTAATGGAGTTAGAGAGTCAACGGCCACAAACTCTGCATCGTTAGACGGTGGCGTTAGCAAACCAATAAATTTAGGATTTTCAAATTTATCTGGAGATTCTTATTGGGCTGGATATATAAGTAACTTTAGAGTTGTTATTGGTAGTGCTGTTTATAGCCCAGCTTCAACAACAATTACAGTTCCAACCGCACCAGTAACGGCAATTACAAATACAAGCCTCCTCACCAACTTCACCAACGCCGGAATCTACGACGCTGCTTGGCAGAATAATGCCCTGACGGTGGGAGATGCTCAGGTTAGTACAACCCAAGCTCAATGGCCGACCACGAGCATGAAGTTTGATGGGACGGGGGATTGGTTAACGGCTATTGACAGCCCTGGATTACAACTAGGTTCTGGTGATTTTACAATTGAAGGATGGGTTTATCTGGCTGCAACGGGTGTTGCTTATGGACTCATCAGTAAAGGCACAGCATCTACCGGATGGTCGGTTAACGTCACATCTGGAAACAAACTTCAGTTTAGTTATACGTCATCTAATCTGACTGGTGCTACATCTTTGTCTGCAAGCACTTGGTATTACTTTGCTGTTGTCCGGTCTGGTACGGCAACTGGAAACCTAAAGGTTTACCTTAACGGAACGGCAGACGCTACCAGTGGCGGCGCAGTGACAGACAACTTTAATCAGACCAGCACGTTTTATATCGGCGCAGACAGAGTTGGTGGAAGTGCATTAAATGGTTATTTGCAAGATGTTCGATTAACCAAAGGATATGCACGAACCGTGACCACCACGCCAACCGCAGCATTCCCAACGAGGTAAGAGATGGATTTGTTTAGCAAAAATGGCAACTTTCCCGCCGAGGTAAACCAGTTTCGCGTGCGGTTGCCAGATGGGTTGACGCGCACTGATGCAAGCCAATACACGCAGGATGCAGAGGTAATGGCGCTATTGGGTTATGTCAAAGCCCCGTCAAAGCCAGAATTTGATCCTGCATTGCAAATTATTTCTTGGAATGGTGCGGATTGGGTTTTGTCGGATATTGAGCCGGAGCCAATTGTTATTCCAGAACCAATTGTGGTAGAAGTCACGGATAGTATTATTTAAACCGTACTGGTGCGGCTCACCAGGGAATCTTAGGATTCATTGAATGTCAGAAGAAACCTTATCGGAAGGTATAACCGAGCCGGTGCCCGAGGCCACGGTGGACTCGCCAGCACTAGTTAACGAAACACCGGTCGAGCCTGAACCATCTAAGACTTTCACTCAGGAAGAAATGGATGAGCGGGTTCAGAAAAGATTGATCATTGAACGGAGGAAGTGGGAACGCAGCCTAAAGGAATCTGCCCCGCCGCCAATTGATTTGCCGCCGGTTGATCAGTTTGATTCGGTTGATGCTTATGCAGACGCCAAAGCAATCAAACTGTTTGAGCAGCGAGAAATCCAAAGGCAGCAAAGGGAGGTTTTGGAGGCATATCACGGACGCGAGGAAGAAGCGCGGGATAAATACGATGACTTTGAACAAGTCGCGTACAACCCCACGCTACGAGTCACGGATGTGATGGCGCAAGTGGTTCAATCCTCGGACATTGGCCCCGAAATAGCCTATTGGCTCGGCTCCAATCCCAAGGAAGCAGACCGCATTTCCCGGCTTAATCCTGTTCTGCAAGCCAAAGAGATCGGGAGAATTGAAGCTAAATTAGCCTCAGACCCGCCTGTTAAACGAACCTCATCTGCGCCAGCACCTATTCGACCCGTTACCGCTCGAAATTCAGGCAATCCGAGTTATGACACGACCGATCCTCGGTCAACCAAAACAATGTCTACCTCGGAATGGATTGAAGCAGATCGGATGCGGCAGAGAAAAAAGCTGGAATCGCTTCGGATGTAATCTTATTGCTAACCTAATTTAAAGGAAAGTCAAAGTGAGTAATTCTATCTTAACGATCGATATGATCACAAGGAAGGCCCTTGAGATCCTCGAAAACAACCTCGTCCTTACCCGCAACGTAAACCGTCAGTACGATGACAGCTTTGCTGTCGAAGGTGCCAAGATCGGTTCTACCCTGCGTATCCGGCTGCCGGATCGCGCATTGGTGACTGACGGTGCCGCTCTGCAAGTGCAGGATGACAACGAGCAGTTCACCACGCTGACCGTTTCGACCCAAAAGCACATTGGTGTTAACTTCACCAGTGCCGAACTGACGATGCAGTTGGATGACTTCGCAGAGCGCGTGCTTAAGCCGCGTATCTCGCAGTTGGCCTCGAGCATCGACGCTGACGTTGCCAATGCGTATAAAAACGTGTTTGCATCTGTTGGTACGCCAGGCACGACCCCATCGACCTCGCTGGTTCTGCTGCAAGCGCAACAGAAACTTAACGAAGCCGCTGCGGTTATGTCGCCACGTTATGCAACGGTTAACCCCGCTGCCAACGCTGGTCTGGTTGAAGGCATGAAGGGTCTCTTTAACCCAACCGACACCATCTCCAAGCAGTTCAAGAATGGCATGATGGGCACTGGCGTGTTGGGCTTTGACGAGATCAATATGTCTCAGTCAATCAAGCAGCACACCACCGGCAACTTCCCTATTTCGCCTATTGTTTCTTCTAGTGCGACGTTTGTTGAGGGTCAGGCGACCCTTCCAATTACGTTTACCAGCGGAACCAAAACGGTTAAGCAAGGCGACGTTTTCACCATTGCTGGCGTTTATGCTGTTAACCCGCAGACCCGTGAATCAACTGGTTCGCTCCAGCAGTTCGTTGTTACCGCTGACAACAGCGTAACTTCGGGCACTTCCATGACCTTGGCAATTTCCCCGGCGCTTTATACGTCGGCAAATGCCTTGGCTACGGTTGATTCATTCCCTGCAACCAGCGCGGTTATTACGTTCCTTGGTTCGGCTTCAACTCAGTACCCACAAAACCTGGTCTACCACAAGAACGCAATTTCGTTCGCTACGGCTGATCTCTTGCTGCCAGCCGGGGTCGATATGGCCGCTCGTGCCGTGCATAACGGTATTTCGTTGCGTGTCGTGCGCCAGTACGATATCAACAACGACCGTCTGCCTTGCCGTATTGACGTTCTGTATGGCTTTAGCACGATCCGTCCACAGATGGCTTGCCGTCTCTGGGGTTAATCTTTTAGGGGGGTTTAATACCCCCCACTATTTTTAAGGAAATATCATGGCTTTACCTAATGGCGCAGGTGGTTACCAAGTTGGTGACGGCAACCTGAATGAAGTAATCCTCGGTTATCAAGCCGCTCCTCAGTCTGTCACGGCAACTGCAACCCTGACCGCTGCTCAGGTCGCCTCTGGCGTCCTGCTGGTTGGTTCGGGTGCAACGACCGCCCAGACCTACACGCTGCCCACTGGTGCGTCTTTGGACGCTCTTGTGACTAGCGCAAAGGTTAACAGCACGTTTGAACTCGTGCTGGTTAATCTGGGAACCTCGTCTGGCACGGCAGCGCTTGCTGCTGGCACTGGCGTGACCGATGGCGGCAACGCCACGGTTGCGATCAGCGCAACGTCCAGCGGCCGGTTCCTGCTGCGTCGCACCGCTGACTCGACTTGGGTTGTTTACCGCGTCTAAGTCTAAGGGGGCTTCGGCCCCCGATTATTTAAGGAATTGTCATGCCTAATACGCAAGCAATTGGAGTCGCGTATTCCGATCCGGAATTCACGACTTGCTACGCTAGTCAAGAACTTGGCTACAGCGCGGGTGCTCAGGGCGCTGTGACGCAATTGACGGACAAATCAACGGCTGTTACGTTGAACAAGTCTGCCGGTCGCATCACGATGAACAACGCAGCTTTGGCTGGTAGCACCGCTGTTTCATTTACACTCAACAATTCGTTGATTTCTGCCAGTGACACAATCATTGTGTGTATTTCCAGTGTTACCACTGGAAGCACGGCTGGCGCTTATACCAGTTATGTTTCTAACATGACCACTGGTTCTGCATCAATCACGTTACGCAACTTGAGCGGTACTTCATATTCTGAAGCCGTTATTATCAACTACGCAGTTATCCACAGCGCAAGTTAAACGGGGGGGGCCAAAAGCCCCCTTTTGCCTATGATGATATATCTTCAGCATCCAGTTCACGGCAACAAAGTTGCCACGATGGAATTGGAAGCGCAATTTGATGAACAGCACGGCTGGTCGCGCTATAATCTAGACGATGCGCCTGTCCAGACTGAAATAGTCAATGAATTAGTGGTTAAGCGCGGCAGACCGCGCAAAATCGAAAGGGAAGAATAATGTCCACAACTGCCGGTGACCAAATCAATCGGGCATTGCGGTTGCTTGGGGTTCTGGCAGAGGGCGAGACTCCTAGCCCATCTGTTTCGCAGGACTCATTGACTGCGCTAAACCAGATGATTGAATCGTGGAACACCGAGCGTTTGTCGGTGTTTTCGACTATAGATCAAATTGTCAATTGGCCTGTTAATTCAATTAACGCCACGCTTGGCCCAACTGGGTCTTTGACTCGATTGAACGGCACTGCGGTGCGTCCGATCTTGGTTGATGACGCGACGTATTTCCGCGACCCGCAGACCAATGTGTCTTACGGAATTAGGCTAATCAACCAGCAGCAGTATGACGGAATTGCGGTTAAAACCGTAACCTCTACTTATCCACAGGTCATGTTTGTCAACATGACTTATCCAGATATTGACGTTTATATTTACCCGAAACCGACAAGGGTTTTGGAGTTTCATTTCATTAGCGTTGAAGAATTGACGCAACCGGCTACGCTTGCAACGGCACTGACGTTCCCACCTGGCTATCTGCGGGCATTTGTCTACAATCTGGCTATGGAGATCGCTCCTGAGTTTGGGGTTGAGCCATCGCCGCAAGTCACGCGCATTGCCATGACCAGCAAGCGCAACATCAAGCGCATCAACAATCCAGATGACATTATGTCCATGCCGTACTCGCTGGTTGCGACAAGGCAGCGCTTTAACGTATATGCGGGTAATTACTAATGCCTACGATCACCATATCAGCCCTTCCGGTTGCATCTAGCGGCGGCGGCACGGATGTGCTGCCAATTGTGCAGTCCAGCATCACCAAGCAGTTGTCCATCAACAATCTGTTTGCCAACCGCACGCTCACCAACGCATCGTTTACCAATGCAGCGCTTGGCACTCCTGCCAGCGGCACGTT